GCGTAGTTCCGTTTATTGTTTCACTAACTGAGGTAGCTGCTGGAGTAATAGAAGATCCGTCATGCTGTATTCCTGATCCTGTAACTGAGTAAAGAAACCCAGAATTATATTCTGTTGTTCGTATAGATTCTGTAATATTTGTTGTGGTTTCAGTTCGACTTGTGGATTGACCCTGCGTAAAATTAGGAATAACTGGCACAGCGTAACAAGGAGCAGATATAACAAAGCCAAGAAGAAGAAGCCTCCTCATTCGATAGTGAGATCAACGACAAACTGACCTGTCATTACGATACCCGTTCCTGTTCCTGGTGTCATTGTAATATTGTGATTATCTATTGCTACTGCTGCTGTTCCTACACTACCAGCACTTGTAGATGTTAAGTCACTGAAGTTTGGCACAGTACCTACTGTAACTGCACTACCTGGTGTGGCATCACCTTCCAAATAGGATTGTGCGAAACTGAAGGCTTCCCCCGAGGTTGCTTGCGTGGCAGAGGGAAATGAAATACTCGGAACCCCCGAAGTCACAGATCCAAAACCGCCTAATGTAGCTGCTGAGTTTGAGTCAACCGTGGTAACATTGTTACCCGAAATACTGTAGCTCGAACCAATTTTATCAGCCGTACTAGCTGCCGAAAGCGATTCAAACTTTACACTAGAGGATATGGAATGATTTACGTCCGCATAAGCTGGTGCGGTTACAAGAAATAAAAATGGAATTAATTTTTTCATTTAATGCCTACGTTAGTGTCTTTGTTATCTACTATTTTAGCAGCGTTTGTGGGTTTCTTTTTGTTAACGGAGATACCGTATGAACCTAGAACCCCACTGGTCAAGCCAGCTAAAAAAGCTCCATCATTGCGAATCTTATCCATATATCCAAGAGTCATCATCGCAAGCGACCAGCAAAGAATCAGAAATCGGATAGCGTGACCAAAAATTTCTCCCCAATCCGTACCCTCTTTTTCTTCCTGTTCTTCAGCCATAAAAGTAAAGATTCTTGTTTAATAGTAGCAAAAGAGCTATGTTTGGGAAGTAACACATAAAAACGATGGTAAAAATTCTAAAACCTATTCTTCTAGTCTTTATAAAATCTAAAGCAATGAAGAGATTAATTGTTGATTTGTTGAAGGCAATAGCCAAACAAACAGACAATACAATAGACGATCAGGCAGTAGCTTTCATAGAAGCCAGAATGTTTCCTGGTTCTACCACCTCTCTTCAATGACATGAAAGTTACTAAGTTTCTCAACATAAATATAGAACCAGCCCCACCTGAGTTGGAACTAGAGATTGAAATGCAATGTAGAGAAATTATGAAAAGTAACAACTTAGATAGTGTGAAAAGATATTGTACTCACATGGTCAGGAAAAAGTTTGAACAAGATATATTTATGGCTTCGTTGCTAAACAGACTTATAGAACTAGAAGCTGATCGTGTAGTAAAAGAAATGAGAAAAGAAAAACCAAAAAATTTATACCCTAAAACGACAAAAGAAATCTTAAAAAAGTTTTTCCATATTCGTTAGTTTTTCTGCTTTCTTCCTTCGATTCGCCTTTGTACAGATTCTCTCCACATCAACTCATCTTTGGCTTCCGCAATTTTATATTCTGAACTAGGAAATTCACGTTGTAAAGCCTCATAAGCTACTTTTCTTACCCATGCAGTACCACGCATACCCTCTTTTTCGGCTTGCTTTTCAATAAGCTCTGCCCTATTTGGGTCGATTAGTACCTGATAATAGCTTTTGTTTCCGTGTTTTAGAGCCATTTACAATGTTGTTCTTGTACTACTTTACCACCAAAATGGTAAATCGGCTTTATCAAGTTGCTTTTCCACATACTTTTTTCTAGCTTCTCTGCGTTTTTTGGTCTTTCCCGTACGAACCTCTCTGGCTCTTTTTAGAAAATCAATGATACTAGCTATGTCTTTGGTAGTCGCCTTCGGTATCTCTTTGTAGAGATCCTTCATCAGATCTACTCTTATATTCTTCTGCATAAGCAACAGGCATAACCTCCGTAAGAGTCTTGTAGTATTTTACTCCAAGCTGTTTATTATGCTTGGAGATATACCACCCGTGTTCATTTTTGCAAATACCAATCATTAGTGGACCTCGCTCCATTTATCACCAATAGATACTTCGGCTAGTGCAGGAACATCACCCAACCACTTTGCTTCAGCTTTTTCCATTGTAGTTTTAAGAATTTCAGCCCACTCATCTGCTAAATCTTCTTTAACAAGAAGTATTAATTCATCGTGAACGGCTGCTGCGATCATTACTTTATCTTCGCCTGTATCCCTAACTTTGGCCCATAAGTTACCTAATGCACATTTTAATATTGCTGCACCAGCACCTTGAATCGGTGTATTGCATCTGACAGTAGTTCTGTTAAGATCACCTTTTAAAAACCTACGCATATTAGATACTGGAACTCTAGTCTCAGGCCATTCATCATCCTCAGTGGATCGTGAAAGATAATTCATCTTTCTCTGCCAATCGCGAATACCACTATATGTATTAAGCCAATTATCCCGAATCCTTATGGCTTCTTCTGGTGACATAATTACACCACTGCTACCCGCATACTTTCGTAAACCTTCAGCACCAGCACCATATAGCAAACCAAAGTTTGCGGATTTGGCAATCTGTCTATCACATCCCATCTGTTCAGCCGTATAGTCATGCAAATCCTCTCCACGTTGAAAAGCAGCAGTCATATTTTTATCTTTAGCTAATGCAGCAGCAAGACGTAGCTCCATCTGTGAAAAGTCAGCATCTACAATCTTCCAGTACAAAGGAGCTTGTACACATTGTCTAAACTCCGAGTCTCTTGGTATCTGCTGGTTGTTTGGTTTGATACTAGACATTCTGCCTGTGTCTGCTCCTAACTGCATATAGGATGCTCTAACAAAATAAATGTCCTTAAACTTTCTGTGTAAAGTCATCTTATCTTGTATGCTTTCAATCATTTGCCTACGCTTTTCTCTACGTTTCCAAGTCATAAGTGTCTGGATCGTAGGAGAATCAGCAGCACAATTTTTCAAAGCATCTTTGGCAACACTAGGTTTACCATCATTATTTACAGGAGTATAGCCAAGTATTATTTCAAGCTTTTCTAACAACTGTTTAGAGCTTTTAATGTTAAATCCTGCATATTTTTTAGTACCTAGTCTTTTTGATCCTGAATCTTTTGCTCGTAAGTTAAACGTGCCATCTTCATCTCTAGGTAACTTTTTTCCAGGTGGTAAGTCATTATCAAGTTCTCTAATAAATTCATTACCCAATTCTTTAATGTCATCTTCATAATCTATACGGCATTGATGTAACTCTTCTTTATTCCAGGGTAGTCCAGTTCGCCACATTTGAGCCATAGCTGGTAAAGCTCTGCACTCTAAAACATATGCTCTTGTAAGTTGAGCATTTCTAAGTTTCTGCTCTAAAACTTGATCTAGTTCGAGTAAAACTTCTATATCTTTTGCAGCGTAAGCTAACTGTTCTTTTGATAGTACCTCCGCACCCCAATCAGATTTCTGTTGTTCTTTAGATACATCTATACCTAGTTGTCTCTTGGCTAGAGCATCAAGACCGTGTTTAGTTTGAGGTATTCCGTTAGTCAAAAGTCTGCTGGCTATCATGCTACATCTAACAAAACCACTAAGATGTATGTCGTGTTCTTGTAGCCAACCAATATCAAACACTGCGTTGTGTGCTAACCAGAATCTTTCAGTAGAACTAAAAAACTCTTCTAAGTAATTCCAATCTCCACGCTCTAATTCAAAGCAGTCAATAACTACTATGGTTCGAGAAGAAAAACACCCCAACTGAATAAGTCGGAGCTTTCCTTCTTCTGGTTGTAGCTGTAGTGTTTCTGTATCAAACGCAATACTGTGTGCAGTACGCAATCTTTTTAATTCTGATATTCCGTAGTAAACAGAATATTCTTGTTTAGTAAGTGTTGAGGTCATGGGAGAACCTTAATTATGTGCTCTACTACTGTAGCACATTTGTCAACACTTGTAATGCTTTCGTATGTAATCGGGAACTTCGTTGTGATAACCCCTTGTGTCTAAATCTTGGACTAATGCGACCCACTGTGATCTATAAGGCTCTGTTATTTCTTTGTAAGTCTGTGCGAGATAAATACGTCTAGCAGTCTGAAAATCCATACCATTGTTATTTGGTAAGTAAGACTTTAAGAAATGAGCTAGGTTGCAGTTTTTATCTTTTTTAGCTCTGTGATACTTATTCTTTTTATGCCACCTAAATATGTAGTTAAGCAAATATGTAATTTTGTCGGGGTCTATCTTGGAACGATATATTTTCGCTTCTCTTTCTGGAGTTTTATCTTTCCAATTTAATGGAGGATAAGTCTCTGTTGGCAAGTGTTTTATAGGTTGATTTAGTTTAGCTGGAATTGTAATCTCCACTACAGGATCAGCAGGAACTAACGCAGCTTCTTTTATTTCTGCTGCATCATTTTTTGCGTGT